TGAGTCTCGGATACCAGCACCACGATGCCTGATTGCACCAAAGTAACCTGATGTACCACCACCGTTTTTCATTAACATACCATTTTCGGCATGACCAAACAAAATGGCTTGCATACTATCATCAATGTACGAACCAAAACATGATACTGGTAAACCTCGTTCTTTACCATAGTTAGCCCAAATAGGTGATGCTAATGAATAAAATCCACGACTCATATAGTCATAAAATTTATCAGCAAAGCCATCGTAATTGGCTTTACCTGTTTTTGTCTTTGCCATGTCCTTTAAATACCATTCAGCTTTATCAGCAATAAAACGTATTCTGTCTTGTGGCTTTTCTTTTTCTTCTAAATAACCGCGCGACAAAAATGTCTTGGAGTCATCATTTAGCCAATAGAATTTTTTGTATTTTCTCATAATATATCTTTCTAAAAAAGGTCATCCTCGGTGAAGGCCTTGGTTTTCTTTGAATAAGCGGTTGAACGCTTGACGAAAAAGTCAACATTTTTGGTACTCAGGATTTCTTCTACAAACCAGTCAGTACTTGCGACCGCCTCTTCGTCTACCTCATATAAAGGCTTCATATCAATAGCTTTCAACGATTGATTGAAACGATGTTTTAGGAATTCTTTTACTGTTGCTTTTGGTAAAAAGTCTAAATCGTGGTCGGCATAAATCCAATCAACGATAGCAGACTCTGCTTTGAATGCGTCACGGCAAAGACGATTAACTTCATTGTTACTATCTTTGTCGAACCAATCTGGGTTTTCTTCTCTAATAATATTCACGAGTTCAAAACCAAAACGTGCGTGAATATCCTCTTCTTTTGATGTTGCTTCAACGGCGTTTGAAATACCTTTGAGAACATTCTTGTGTTTATTGAAAGCCATCATAATAAGGAATTGGCTAAACAATGAAACGTTTTCCACAAACATAGAGAATAGAATAATTTTGTGGAAATAGTCTTTATCATCTGCTGGGGCACCGATTGATTGCTCAAGGTAAGCGATACGCTTTTTCATAGCCGGTACTTCGACTACCTTTTCAAACTCTTCATTAAGACCCATAATTTCAATCAGATTTGAATATGCATCAGCATGACGTACTTCTGATTCGCCAAATGTAATTCCTACTGCAGCTACTTCTGGCTTAGGAAAACGATCGCCAATCTTTGCCCAAAATGTTTTAACCGCGACTTCAATCTGAGAAATAGCCAACATAGCTTTCTTTACGATTTCAACCTCTGGTTCTGACATTTTAACTTTCATATCTTGGATATCTGAAGAGTAATTAAACTCTGTATGTACCCAATATGAATGACGAATAGCATCAGTAAATTCTACCAGCTGAGGATATTCGTATGGTTTAAGGCTTGTGCGTTTACGAAAAATGTCAGGTTTATTGTTAAAACGAAACAAGATATATTCACGCGCCAAATCGTGCAATCCCATATCCATAATAACATTTTCAACTGTCTTGTGAATAGTATCAACGTCTACGATAACATCAGTTGATTCATTATTGATAGCTTCAACTACCTCTGAAGTAATTTCACTTGATAAGTTTTTACTTCTGATTCCAATACCTTTCATTGCTTTATCTACAGCATGCGTAATTTTATTTTTATCGAAGTCCTTAGTGGTTCCGTTCCTTTTAGTTACATAACTAACTAGTCTAGGTAATTCTACTACGTTTGAAATTGGTTGGGTATTTTCTAACATCCTTGGCGCCTCTTTATATGTTAATGTGTGTAAACAAAGTGGTACCCAAAGGGCACTACATTGCTTATTCTAATTGGATATTCATTGACCGCTGAAGTCAACTGGTAGCTGTATTTATAACTTACTATACCATATATTGACGCAAATGTCAATAAAAATAAGTTATTTTTGGAAACATTATTTTTCAATAAAATTTTCCATAGACGGAAAGATTTTTGTAATAGCTTCGGCGCAGGCGATAGCAATATCCATATGTTCTTGCTGTGTTCCATTAGACGAACGTAGTTCAATATAATGGATCCACGAACGAATAGAACCTTGCATATATAAACGACTTGGTGTATTACCTTCAGGTAAAATAGCACGAGCCTGTTCTTTTGCGATACCATTTTCAATAGCCCATGCATATGATTGCATTGCTTCGTTCCAAACCTTTCGTTGATGAACTTCCCAAGCCATATGCAGCGATACATCGTCGGTCATAACGCTGTTTTGACGATTTTTTGGATCTTGTAATCGAGCTTTACGAACAACCATTTTACTATCCAAGTCACGAATATCAGCATAGCGTTGACTAAACTCTTGGAAGGCAAATGAACGGTGACGTAGCATCTGACGTGCAATATCGCGAGTTGTTTCAATTTCCAATGTAGCATTGGCCATTTCAAACGGAGACCAATGAGAATGTTTTGCCAAGTAATTAAGTAGCTTAGGCGCTGTTTCTTGGTTCAACTGGTTTGACGGATTTGACACTCTTGCGCAATACGCAATCAAATCTTGTACATCATCTAATCCAACAATTTCACCTTTTACTGGTTGTGAGTAGGCAATTAGTCTAGCTTTCATATTACGTATCCTTGTTCGCGGAGGCGGGCTTTCCATGCGCCACCTGTTTGTTGTTCTTTAAACTGTAGCTCAAGCCATTCTTTATCTTTTGACGGTTCAAGTGTTTTAATTATGGTTTCTATTAATTCTGGTTTTAAATTAAGTAAGTTCACGATTTCCTCCAATTAGCAAATTTTAATTCAGCTACCAAACCTTGGTAGATATTCTCTTCTATCATTTTTTCTGGATCAAACCCTTTCATATAGATATCGTTAATGTCTTTCGCAGGAACGTTCTCTGGCCATATACAAACTTTATAACCGGCTTTAATTACTTTTTCCATGCGATCGCAAATTTCTTTATTACGTGGCTCTGCATCAAATACGTATATCGCATTTTCACTTGCAGAGTTACCATTGCCTTCAGCACCATTCATAGAGATAGCATTCTCAAGGAACATACTATCAATAGCACCTTCAACAATATAATAAGGCTGACTGAAATCAACTTTGTCTAAACCAAAAATCTTTGGCCTTTCTTCAAACAATATAGTTATATATCTAATTCCGTCAGGATCAAATCCACGAGCTGATACACCAAAGCAATTACCATGCTCATCAAGGAATGGTATGATTAAACGTGGCTCATCTTTTTTAAAGTTTGGGAATTTATCTGGTATAATACTATTAATCCATGTTTTAAACTTAGGAGCATAGTACAAACGATAATGGTGGCTCGTAGGTATTTTACGTTGTTCAATATAACGTTTAACTGGATGGTCAAACTTTAATTGACTAATCTTTTTAATTTTGGAAAGGGGATTTGTTTTATTAAATGTAGGCGCTTTTGTTTTAAACTTACTATCGTCAACCTCTTTTTCTTTGGTATCTTTGATAGTATTGTTGGCTTTACCTACAAACTTGTCAGCAATATAATCGTTGTATAATTGCTGATCCTGGCCCTTTAGGAAGAACGAGAAGCCCTGACTGGCACCGCAGTTATGGCAATAGTAGGAGAACTTATTATCACGTTCCAACAGCCATCCACGGGCCTTAGATCGGCTCTTTTGTGAGTCACCGCAAATAGGGCACCGAAAATTAATTTTATAAGGATTTGTGTTACGTATTTTAAAATTATCGAGTCGGCCAGATAACATCTGAGCATACTGAATATCAACAAAATCTACCATTATATACTTTCCATATTGAATATAAACATTATAACATAAAAGCTAATAATGTCAACCGTTATTTTAATATATCACAGATTTAATTATATGTCAACCAAAAACGTCAGGCCAAGACCATTTAGCAAAGAAAAACATAATAACACCACTTACACCCATAATATAGTAACGCCAGTTTTCTAATGTTGAAATCTTTTTCGTTTGATCGTTAATACGAGAATGTAAACCACGTTCCATTATTTCAAGCTTTTCAAGTATTTCTTTATTACTCATAGCTCGTTTTTCAGCGTTGTGCTGCGCAAGTTTTTCATGGTCTCCACGAGACGATCGTCTGTATTCTTCTAACCTATCGCTCAATACTTGTAAACGTAAATCTTCATTGCGTCTTGTTTCGTCTACTGTTCTTTCAATTTCTTCAAGCTTTTCTTTAGTAAAAGCAATCACTTCTGACTGAACAGCAACATTCTTACTAAGGTCAACCATAACATCCATTGATGTTTCAACCTTGTTAAAGAACTTTTGAATTTGTTTAATGTCGCTCTGAATCAAGCGAATATCGGTTTCCCAGTTTTTCTCTGATGCCAAGATATTATTCCTTTAATGCCTTTTGATAACGGAGGCTAGTGGCGAACTCCATGATTATAATTTAATCACACTAGAAATAATATAATTTGTCAGTACTATTTATCCAACAAAGCTTCTTCATAATAAACAATTATTGCTTTTTGTTCATTTATATACCGACGCATTTCGCCAATACCGATTGCAAGGTTTTCATAACCTTTTGAACTAATAGCAAACACTACAAAGTTACCTGTTTTACCTTTAAGCTCTTCTACCTTTTCGTCAAGGTTTTCTTCGGTAATAACCATCCATTCCATAGGAGGAAAGTCAACTAAAGGAGGTCTTTCTTGTATTGGGATATTTTGTTTTTGATATTCAGTCTGAGTTACTACTACCGGTTCCGGTTGGCTCAGACACCCCGTCAGTATCATCAGCATCGGAAGGAGGAGTAGTATCTTCGGCGATTTCATCAATAAGTCTGTTAACTGCATTCTGTACTCTTTCTTCTAAATCTACAGGGTCAGTTAAAGCTTCCATATCTAAATCAATGCGAGCAAACTTGTTACGCAATGTATTTAAATACTCACGTGACTCTGCTAATTGTTTCGTAAGATTTTGGTTTAATTCTTCGTTACGCTGTGCATCAGCAACCATGGTGTCTACGGTATTTTGTAGTGTTTCGGCTGCAGATACCAGTTTAACGTTATTGGTCCGAAGAACACTTATTGTTTCCTCAGACCAATCATAATACTGTTTGGCACCATATCCTACGCCTGCAAATAAACCGCAGACGATAATTAATAGATATAGTTTAGCCATGTTATCACCATTTCGCGACGTGCTTTCGGAATACTCCACCATCAACGTGCTTCGTGTTTCTGTCGTTCCAAGGAGTTTTAGCGGTAACCCGCGAAGCAACTTCTTTTGCTTTTTTGTCCTTGGTTTTCGTTCTATTTAAGCGATCAAGCGCATTGTCGGTCCGACGCATATGACGGTGAATGTCTTGGCGAGTATCTTGATTTTGGTAATATCTATTTGAACTATCTACTTCGTCTCCGTATTTTTTTTGTAGTTTAGCATTATCACGGTTCAAACTTTTCTTTTGCCTATCAAGGGATTTTCTTGCCCTTTTAAGCTTATGCTTCATCATTATGTTACCGACACCTTTAAATGGGCCTTCTTCTAATGTCTCATCAGATACGCTTTCAACCATGTCAAGTAATTCATTTTCGGACATGCTTTCAATCATGTCAGCCAATTCATCTTCAGACATTGATTCATTAGTGCAATATGATGCGTATAGACCTTCAAATTTTCCTTTTGAACAGCCATACTTTTCTTTCATCTTGCCATACATTTCTGTTTTTGAACAAGATGCATTTAATTTTTTCATGTCAGCGCCAATTTTGGCGTCATCCGAGTCAGAATCATCTTCGTCATCTTCGTCATCGTCGTCATCATCATCTTCGTCTTCATCGTCGTCGTCTTTTGCTTCTTCTAAATCTTCTTCCATAGCAGATTTATATTTTTCTTCTAAAGCAGCAGCGATACGTGATTGCATTTCTTCTGCGAATGCGTCTTTCATTTCCAATGGATTTTGATCCAACGCTTCTTTGATAATTTTTTCTAAAGACATTTCTATCTCCTTATTGTTAGATTTAATATTTCTATACTGTATTTATAATTATTTAAACATCTTAGTTTGAGTAGAAGGGCCTACAATACCATCTGCAACTAAACCATTACTATTTTGCCATTTTTTCACAGCGACAAGGGTTCCAAATCCAAAATCACCATCAGCAGCAACACCAATAGCTTTTTGCATTTTTTTAACATCATCACCTTGCATACCCTTGCGTAGAGTACGAACAGAAGTAGATGTTTTCTTTGTTTTAGGAGCAGGTACTTTACCACCAAGAATTGCTAACGCTTCGTCCCAACGACGGTTACGATCTGCTAATCCAATTGTACCACCATTAATCTTTTTGGTTAAACCTTTGTTATCACCTTTGTCAGCAAACTTTTCTAATTTGTTTGTTGCCCAAAACCAGCAAGCAGACTCAATAGCACCCGTCGGTGTTGATACATATTCCGCGGCTTCTTCGGCGCTTAAGTCAACTGTGTTTGCAAATTGTGTGTAATTATTTCTGCCTGTAAGCTGCTTGATACCTCGACCCCTAAAGAGCCAGCCATCGCCGGGATTGACGTTTCCCAAAGCACCTCGTTTGGATCTAAACTCATCTTG